CCATATACTGTAACAAATGTTTTATCAAATGGCATTGATGTTGTGGCTAGTGATGGGACAGGTGGACGATTGGATTACAATACACGGAGAGGAACTAATCCAAATTTTTGGGAGGCTTATATTAACGGACTAAATAATTGGTCTGTTAATAGTGCAGTTCCATTAGACCAAAACAAACTTAGCCAAGGCATTATAAAAGGAGATGGAGGTGCAGTCAGTATACAACAGATGTTTAGTAACCCCATTACAATAGGCACTAAACTTGTAGCGAAAGTCACTCGTACTGACATAGATGGAGTTGTTCGTGTTAGTGCTTTACGAGCAAATGGAAGTTCCTACGGATTGTTTAACATAGCTTTCGCAGACGGATATGTTGAATTTGAAACTACCGAAACAACATACGGATTAAGATTATCAACTGCACATGGGACACGAGAAGTAAGCTCTATTTCGTTATTCCAAGGAGCAGTAAGCGGTGGCAGTGTACAAGCTTATGCTGGGGGAGGTCTTGAAAAGATAAGCGGTACAAACGGATGGAACGCAGGAGCGTCTTCATCGCAAAAGATAGAAGGCAATTCAGATGGTTATGTGCAGTTCCAATGGAGTTCTGATAATGTCAGGGTAGGGCTAAAGTATAGCGATACAGATTACGATGTAGATTCGCCTTACTTAGAAATTGATAGCACAACAAACACAGTCGGTACTAAAAGCGTGGCTCCCGGTGATTGGTTTAGAATACGACACTACGCATCTACAAACGAAATAAAGTATCAACGCAAAGAGACAGTCTATAGTCAGAATCCAAACTTTGTTTTTGAAACAGCTACAGACAGTAATTACAGCTATCCCGTTGCATCAAGACCACTTGTAATTTCATTAGATGGAACAGGGAATCTTACTATAGGTCAGTTGTATGAGGTTTCTACTGTTAGAGCGGGGGATACCCAAGCACTTTATTTAAGAGACTTAGATGGTAATGGTCACGGATATCATGGTCAAGGAACTCGTGGAATAAGATTCGAGGCAGTCGAGGAAGCGGGACAAGACTATGTAACCTTTTACACAGAACCAACGCTGTCCAACGGAAACGATCTCTATATTGATGTGTCGCTTTACCATGTCGGTGCAAGAATTAACGATGTAACTATTGTGAGATGAGCAGATATCGATCATACGGCAAACTAGACGATCCATTCGTGACGGAAGGTGATACCTTCTTTCTGCGGATGAATGCTCGCTTGCGGCCTAATCAATTGAAACCCGGTGAGGTAGCACTGTCCAAAAATGGTCGGATGAACGATGATGGCACATGGCAACCACGCAAGGGACTATCGACTCTGTTCGGGACAATAACATCAGGTGATGATGCAATCACTTTGCCATATGTTATTCTATCCGCATCACGCTCAAGCAATGTAGTAACTGTTGTCTTGGATGAAACTCCAAGTTTAGCTTTTATCGTTGGAGACAATGTAACGATCAATGGTTTAAATTTCACAGGTGACGATCCAAATGGAACATTCCCATTAACAAGTGTAAACTTTGATACTCGGACAATTACTTATGCTGACACAGGCACAAACGAAGTTTTTACAATTGTTGGAGCATCTCAGCGTTGGGGCACGATTAACACAAGTTACACTAATCTGACAAAAAATTGGTCTGAGTATAATATTGAGGGAAGAACTTCTGTTGCCTCAATGGGAAATGCAATCCCTACAACTCTTAATTATGTGGTCACTGCGGCATCAAGGGTAAGTAATGTGGTGACTCTTACGCTTGAGGATACTCCGGCATCAGAGTTTGCAGTTAGTGGTACAGTCCATGTCGATGATATTGATGCATCGATCAATGGCAGTCATACAATCACAGCAATTAACACATCTGCCAAAACAGTATCCTTTGCCGATACAGGGTTAGACATTACCTTTACAGTCAAAAGTCCGAATGTCGGTCAGACATCAGTAGCATCGACCACAGAGAACTTTACCTTGGATGACGATGCAGTAAATGGCGTTTACGGAAGTGCAGTATTTTCAGATGCAACAAGTGAGAATGATGACTTTATATTCTCAGCCACGAACAACCTCTGCTCAATCGTAAGATTAAAAGACTCAAAGCTATATAAGTGTAGATACGAGCAAGGCGGTGAGACTGTGGATGCACCATGTGGAATGGCTCAGGGATTCGATAAGATGTACATCTTTAGAACCACAAAGACCACATTATCAGCAAGTCCTGTTCTTAATCGCGTGGCTATTACTTCAGGCTCTCAATCGGGTCAGACGATCACGATAAACACAGTATCTAATCATAATCGTCTTGTAGGGGACTTTGTGACATTAACACGATTGGGGAATTGGGAATACGATCCGAATGACTGTTACCAAGTCGCAAGCATTCCATCATCTACGCAATTAACTGTCACGATGACAGAATCTCAGACTAAGACATTCAATGTCAGTGGCGCGCAGGTCGAATATTTTGAGGATTTCACTAGGGTATCAAGTGGGGCGTACACCTCCAATGCTTATTTAACAGATACCAGCACAGCATCGGCAAATGGTATAGTCACTATGGATGTAACTTCACATGGTTTATCAGTGGGTGATAAGGTAGTCATACAGGACGGAGCATCACCATTTGACCTATACATTGGAAGGGAAGTAAGAGTAGTCACTGTTCCTAGTGTCAATCAGTTCACATTCAATCTTGAGGTTGATGATGCTACAGGTATATCCGTAACAGTCACTCGACCACTAGCACTCGGCAAAGGATTTATCCATCAACCTGGTGCTCCATTTGGCGAGTTCCATCAGCGGAGATTATGGTTACCTTACCAATATTCATCCGCATCACCACCTGTGGACAGAGGTATTCGTGATGAGATTGTGGCATCAGATATTCTAGATTCAGACACATTTGACGAGATTGGTAATCAGTTTCGTATCTCATCAGGAAAGAGCGATTTTGTGGTAGGAATAAAAGGCTTCACACAGGATTCGGTGGTGGTATTTAATCGTAAATCGATTCATCTAATCACAGGTGCGAGTGGATCTTTAGCTGATGTAAAAACCACGATGGTCACTGATGAGGTCGGAGCATCTGCGAGGAAGTCTATTGTTCAGGTGGCTAATCAGATCTTATTTTTATCTGACCAAGGAATATACAGTGTAAATTTTATTGATGAGTATAACTTGCGTGGAACTGGTACACCAATATCAGAAACTATTCAACCCTACATAGATCGCATCAATCAGGACTTTGCCCACCTGTCATGCGGTGTATATTTTAATAACCGCTATTGGTTGGCACTACCATTGGACTCCAAAGTGGGGGAAGGTGATGGTAATAAGCTGAATACAATATTTGTCTATAATTTTATCAACCAAGGTTTTGAGAGCATTGATACTGTTAACTCTGAAGACTTTGCAATCAGAGAACTTCTAGTAGCTCGCGAAGGATCACAAAATGCCCTTTACCTAACAACAGAAGAGGGTGGAGTGCATAAGGTAGATTCCTTGGACGGAGATGATAAGGTCTTACGGAAAGCGGGTCAATCCCCTGCCGTAGACACCGGCATTCCTGTGGTCAGTCAGTTGATTACAAGGCAATACGATTCAGACTCAATAGATCGCAAAACATTTAGTCGTGCTGAATTGCAACTCAAGTCAAGCGAAGTCAATCCATCGGATGCAACTATACAATTTATCACAGAAGATCCCGACTCTACTTCCGAGATTTCAAGCATATCTACGCTATTAGGTAGTGAGCTTGAAACTGCGGAGGATGCATCTGTGCGTCTGCGAGTTAACAAAAGAGGTTTTGGCATACAGGCAGACATTAAGCCAACTGTCGGCAGACCTTATGTTAGGGCAACTAAAGTAGATGCTAGAATATCGGATCGATCAACAACTTCAGTCTTTAAATAGGAGATAGAAAAAATGCCAATACTTAAAACAGGACAAATCTTTTCATCAGGTGACCAAGTCACCTCTCAAAAGTTAATGGATATCGCAGACCTCGCGACATTCGATGACCCGGCTGATGGTTCTACTATCATCGTAAATAGTCAGACTTATGGAATTAGCGGTGGAGATGGTAAACTAAAAGTACCATCAGGAGGGATAACCTCCAAGGAACTCGCCTCTGATTCAGTTACCACTGCTAAAATAGTCGATGGAGCAGTCACTAGTGCAAAATTAAATGCCGATACTATATCTATACTTGTGCCTACCGCTATAGTGTTACCTTATGCCGGTACTAATGCACCACAAGGTTTTTTATTCTGTGTAGGTCAAACGCTACTTGTCGATGACTATACTGACCTCCATAATGCAATCAGATATACCTACGGAGGTTCAGGGTCATCCTTTAAACTACCTGATCTTCGAGGCCGAGTCATTGCAGGTAAGGATAATATGGAAGGAACTTCTGCTGATCGACTGACGGGACTGACAGGCGGAGTCGATGGAGATGTGCTCGGAGGTACGGGCGGAGACGAAAAACACGATCTTACCGAGGCTCAAATGCCAAAACACTATCACCAAATGCGTGGTCCTAACGCAGTTACTGCCCCTCAAGGTGGTGAGACTTCGGGGACAGGGGTCTACGGAGGTGGAACAGCAGATGACACTCCTGAAGATTATGCGACTTTTTCAACGGGTGGATCGGCAAGTTCAGGGTCTAGTTCGACAGGAACAGCTAATGGTAATTCCCACAACAATGTCCAACCAACCATGATTTTAAATTATATCATCAAAACTTAATCGCCATGCATAAAGATAAAAACAAAGATCCATTGGCACAGGCCGCCAGGCTTTTAAATGAGAATGCTCCCGAAGGTGAGTCTCTCGCATACATTAATTCCGCAGAAGCAAAGATGCTTAAGGATGCCGGAGGAGCGGGAGAACCTGTCAACAGTTCAGGCGTACCATCGTTCTTTCTAAATAAACTTTTTGGAGGAGGAGAAGATCCACCTCCCATGCCTAAACTAGATGTTGGCAAGTCTGCGAGGGATTATGTAAATGCGATGTCTGACTCGAGATTGCAGGATCAATTACTTCGGACTCGTCAGACCTACGATCCTCAGTACCATGATTTGCAATTAAGCCTCGCCGAGCGAGCCGCTGATCCTATGGCGGATCTCGCAGAATCAAATGCTAGACGAGCACAGGAATTTGGCAGTCAAATGGCCGAGCGTCAGGCAGGTTCTGATATATCCATGCTTAATCGATTTGGTGCTGATTTTAATCAGGCGGTAAGGGCATCCGATCCGCTTATGCAGGCTCGCGTGGAACAGGCCAATCAGATGGCCGACCAGGCATTTCGTGAGTCACAGATTCAGGACCTTTCACCTGAAATGAGAAGACGGGCAACTCAATCCGCCAGGGAGTCATTGGTGGCTCGCGGACGCGACATGGACAATGCGGCGATTGCGGCCGAGGCGATGAGCAGGGAAGACTATTTACGGGACATCATTCGCGATAATCGTCAGCAGGCACAGGGACTTGGATCTTATGCGAGTGGTTTAAATCGAGCTACCTCAGTCGATCCAATGGCCATGCTTAGAGGTGGTAGTAATTACACCCAGCAAGGGTATGGCGAAAGGGCGGCTTTATTCGGAATACCACAGGAGCAGTCAACCAGGATCAATCCTGATGCCGGAGTGAATATCGGATTGCAGGACACAGCCAATCGTGCGAACTACCTAGCGAACACTTATGCGGCTCGCGAGCAGGCGGCGGCGGGAATGGCGAGTGGATTGATGGGGATGGTTGGTACTATAGGGGCAGCTGCTCTTAAGAGAGGTAAATAACTATGGCAATCGGCGATACAGTACAGGCGGGGTTGGGAAGAATGGACTTCTCAGCGTTTCAAAGAGCAGGCGAGGCACAGGCAAGGGCTAACCAGGCATTCGGTGATGCGATTGGTTCAGTGGCAAAAAGTTATTTCGATAAAAAGGCGAAACAGAAAGAGGTTGAAAATTTGAGGCAGGGTCTTGAAAGAATTTACCCTGATGCCCCCCCTGATTTAATTAACTCGATGTCAAAAAATCCTACTCTTATTGAGGCTAAAAGAAATAAAGATTTAAGTGATTTTAGAGCACAGGAGTTCCTCATGCGTCAGCAGGCATTCAAAGCAGGACAGGCGATAAACAAGGAGTTAAAGGAGGGCAAACGAGAAATGGATAATATTTTTCTCATGGCAAATGCTCCTTCTTATACCGATGATTATGGACAGTTCAATCAGGACACAGGTAACCGAGCAATCGATCAATCAAGTCCCGAGGCATTCCTGAAAACAATTCGTGAAGCGGGTGCAATGCCTCAGACTGAAGCAGGTCGAGGTATGCTCGCAGATGAATTACGGAGAATGAGGGATGCTAGTATTCCGAAGCCTTTGAGTCCATCGGATCAATTAGCTAGAGAGAAATTTGATTACGAAAAAGCAAAAGATGCCGAAGAGGCTAAACCAAAACCTCCACAGGCTCCTATTTACATGGAGGCGGCGATTGAAGCGATTGATGATTCCTTGGGTCTTGTGGAAAAAGATTCAATAATAAATCCCACTGTAGGATTTGGTGCTAAATCTATGGCGGGTATTGGTGGCAGTGATGCGGCCGATCTTGAAGCGGCTCTTTCAACTGTGACCTCTGCTATAGGATTTAAAAGACTTCAGGATATGAGAGAAGCCTCACCGACTGGTGGAGCATTAGGTGCTGTATCTGAAAGGGAATTAAGTCAGTTAAATGCCGCACTAGGATCAATATCGCAATCTCAGAGTAAAAAGCAGTTAAAGAAAAACTTAGAACGAATTAAAAAGCATTATCAGAACTCAGTTAAAGCTATCAATGCTCAACGGATGGCATACCAACAAGGAAAAACCTTTAAAAGCGAGCAAGAGGCTTTGGACTTTATAAATCAACAGTCTCAAGGACCAGGCATAGATACCAAGCAGGGAACTTACAGAATACCAGGATTATCGGTAGAGGCTCAGTAATGGGACAGTACAGAATATTCAGCGAACCCCTCGGAGTAGATTTTATGGTCGAGGGGTCGGAGGCTCCCAATGAAGAATCCACTTTTCAGATTCTCAAGCAGGTAGTTCCACCTGATCGGATGATCAAAGCATTCGAAGATGGTAATAAGGAATTAGCTCGAGCCGCCTATAAGAATGGTTACTTCGACCAGGAGTCTGACACAGGTTTATACGATGCATTTAAACAGGCCGCCGGTGAAGTCATGGAGGGACTCGGTAATATATCGAAAGAGGTTAGTTTAGATTTTACCGCTTCAGGTGCTATGACTTACGGAGTTCCTGGCAGTCAAAAGCTAGTCGAGGGTGCTCGAGCAGAACAGCAGAAAAGAAGACGCAAAAGAAAGGCAACAGGCTACCAAACAATGGCCGAAGTCTTTGCTGGATATAAAACTATCGGAGATGCCGGTAAACTTGCATTCTCCAAAATGGCAGGTGAAGGGGATGAAGATATAGATGCCTCCATTCAGTTTATTGGCGACATGATGAAGACTCAGTCGTTTATAGATGATGGGGCGGCAATCATGGCCGAGCAGTTTGGTGATTTCGATATGTATAGAGACCTCAAAGCCGGAAGAGTTGAGCCTGATAAGAAACAGGCACTAGCGGCATCTTTATTCGTACAGTTGGAAAATCCTGTGGCCGCAGTAACCACTGGAAGTATTCGATCTGCCACCAATATGCTACGCAGGGGAACCGCAAAGAAGTTGGCCGAGCAACTCAAGGAAGCAAACAGCAAGAAATTTTTACTTGAAAAGCAACTCAATCGATTACCAGCCAATGCATCTGACAAACTCGTAAAGACTGCCACCGATGCACTCGAAAAGGCGACTAAGGAATCGGATGAAATACTCGCAAAAATCACTCCATTTACTGAGCAGAAGGCAAAGGCAGGGTTTACCAATCAAATGGTTGGAAAGGGTATGCAGGCAGTCGGCAAAGCGGGTGAGCACTTTGGTAACCTCACCGAGTTTATTCGCAGGGCAGGCGTAGAGGAAGCGACTACCTTACTAATGCGAGCAGGGCTTAGTGAACAGGTAGCCAAGGGGGTTATTTATACATCAATCGGTGGAGCCGCTGACCTCACAGATGGGGAAGCTAGTTTAACCGGCACAGGCTTTGGAGCATTGGCCGCCTACATGGGTCCACGGGCAATCGCCAGCATGGGACGAAG